CAACTTATCTTAATAAAAAACGTCGTAAGATTGTATAATTCTGCGAGGAGGGGTTCCGCCCCCGGTTGAGGCTTCCTGGCCAAAGGTCAGGAAACGAACGGCGAGCAGTGTAGAGAACCTACGATTGGAGTCCCAGTAAGACCAGAGTTCTCGTGAGAACTCAAGTATTACTTACTGGGACGAGTTCTCACTTCTCACCTAAGCCACCTTTAGGTGGCTCTCAACCAATGAAAAAGCGTGAAAAATGGTAAGCCAATGAAAATTTTTTCACGCACGTGTGGGGCGCAGCGTGTATATATAAAGAAAGGAAATTTCTTTTACACAAATGACTGGATGCCCGCCCCAAGACGTCAAGGCCTTATCTGGATCGGGACGATCCCAGTTGATCTCTGGCGACCCACTTTACACCCCGAAGTCGCCTACGTTAAGGGACAGAAGGAAAGTGGGTCTGACGCTGGATACATGCATTGGCAGATCATCTTCTACCTCAAAAAGAAAGGATCCCTTACCGCTGTCAAGGCATGCTTTCCTGCAGCGGGTCACTATGAACTCACCCGATCAGCTGCCGCTGAAGAGTATGTCTTTAAAGAGGACACTAGAGTCGCAGACTCTCAGTTCGAGCTCGGAGTCAAACCTTTCGTGCGAAGCCGAAAAACAGATTGGGATGAAGTCTGGAATGCTGCAAGAAGCGGAGACTTCATGGTTATCCCTGCCAATGTACGAGGTACTGAATTTTAATCAGTCCAATGTTATTCTAACCTCCGAAGAATTCGCTCAGATTTTGCCGAACCTGTCGCAATGGAACGTGAGGTTCACGTATTTTGGGGAGATACCGGTTCTGGAAAATCCCGCCGGGCTTGGGATGAGGCGGGTTTCAGCGCTTACCCTAAAAGTCCCTGTACAAAATTCTGGGATGGTTACCAAAATCAAGAAAATGTTGTTATCGATGAGTTTAGAGGAGACATCGGTAATATTAATTAACAAGGCATCTCTCACATGCTCAGATGGTTGGACCGATATCCCGTTTTGGTCGAGACAAAAGGATCAGGGGTCGTACTGTCTGCTCGCCGAATCTGGATCACGAGTAACATCTCGCCTTCCGACTGGTATCCTACTTTGGATGCGGACACTACCGCTGCTTTGTTGCGAAGATTAACTGTGGTTCACTTTAGAAATCTAATAAATCCCTAAAAAACTTACCTAAAAATATCTCAACAATGTCAGTCTCTAGAACTCCTCGATCGTATGGTGGCCAGACTCTCGTCGGATCTCGCTCTCGTGGTTTATTCCGTAATACTCATAATCTCGCTGTCGGGTATGGCAGTCGTTTATTATCTGCCGGAATTAAACGAGGTGCTCAACACTTAATGACTAAAATTACTAAAAAGGCTAAAAAGGCATTGGCTAAAAAACCGACAGGATATAACGAAGTTAGTAGAAGCGATCGAGCAGCCAAAGTTATCAATAGGTATAACAAAAAAGTCTCTGTGAAGAAACCTCAAAGAGTAAAAGTATCTCGAAAATTCAAAGCTAAAGTTAACAAAGCTTTGGAACCCCAAATGTCAAAAGGTAAATATGAAGAAACTAGTGTTTTCAGACAAAACTTTGGTATTGCGTTTGGGAATAAGCAAATTAGCGGTCGGTTGGCACCTGATACTGGTGCTGGCAGTCGACATGCGTTATTTGGGCCTGCTGAAATTTTAGACAAGGCTTCATGCTTGTTTAATAATAGAGTAGCTGGTCAGACTGTTGCCACACAAACTGGTAATGATACTAATTTTGGTAATGCATCTTTGGATCCAAGAACAGCTAAAATTACTGTAAATTATCAAAAGTATCAATGTACTTTGAGAAACAATTCTCAAAGAACATGGATTATCCAAATATATGAAGCATCACCTAAACGCATGATGAATGTTTGTGCAGATGCCGATGTCTTATCACAATGGGAAAGTGCAATGATTAATGAATTCAATAATGATGCTGGCAATGCAGAATTAAAAAAGATTAATTTGGCAAATGCTACACCAAATACACTCTATGCTACACCTTTCATGTCTAAGGCGTTCATGAAAGATTGGAATATTGAAAAGCATGATATAATTTTGGATCCTGGACAAGTTTATGATCATGTAATGTATGGTCCTACTGGAACTTATGATTTTTCTAAATTTTGGAGATCTGATGGAGTTGGTGCTTCAAATGAATTTTATAATTTGCAACCAAAATTTACTCGCGAATTATTCTATACTGCGCGTTTGGATTTATGTGCAACCGATACTGGAGCAGTTGGTCGTTGGGGTATCAATGATACGACAACTGGATTGATTCATGAAATGACTAAAACTTGTTCAATCTCTGTTCCTCAACAAGCTGGAGGTGTGTTGACTGAAACTGGTGGTTTGACTGCATTCCGTAATACTCAACAAAGAGATGCGTATATCAAGATTCACTGGAATGAAAATGCAACAGCTGTACCAACTGTACGTGTTGATGTTCAAACTGCTGGAGACAATCTCTAA